GCGACAATTGCCGTTAGGCAATTTGACAGGTAGCGATATGATGGTAGCGCCGTAGGAGCACGAGCCTGAGCACGGCTTGCGTGGCGTAGACACGCATGACGGGGTGGCGAGAACAGGGCGCCAGAGTGTGGCGCAAAGCGACACATGAGATGCGTGGAACGCATCGGGCGCTTGTGGTGCGACCAGTAAAGTCTACAATGCGTAGCATTGATAAGACGGTGAGCACAGCAGGTACCACCTGTCAGCCACTGAGGTTTTTGTTTTATCCTGAGGCGCCCAGAATCTTTTTAAAGGCGCCGAAGGCAGTAATCTGCCAGGAGTCCATCTGTACAGGACGACAGAGCAGTCTGTTAAACAGTTAGTGGGTCATTTATGACCCCAGACTGTTTAATAGCGTCTGATATACAGTGTAGTATCAGCACAAAAGATTTTCCCGTACAAAGTATATCCCCCATACCAGTATCCTTTTGTCCTATTTTGTACTAATTTTTGGGCTAATAAAAAAATACTTTGAATAAAAGTGTTCGTTTTAGGCTGTTGAACGGATTAAACAGTATAGAGACTGTTTCTGTTTTTAACAGTAGCAAGTCCTTGGGGGACTTGCGTTACAGACTGTACTTAAGAACTGTTACAACTAATGAAAACGGGACAGGACTATGAGTTTTGAAAAGGGGGGTACTAACCCCAAAACTATTGCTATGGCAGGAGCAAAGGCTAAAGTTCTAGCCTTGGTGGCCGAAGGCCACTCTGTTCATAAAGCCATGGAGATGTGTGGCAAAAAACCTGACACTGTAAGAATATGGATGCTCAGGGATAAAAAGTTTGCAGCAGACCTAACGGAGGCTAAAGCCACCGCAAAGGATGCTTCCCTTGCCTCGTTGGGTATCCCAAAAGAGGAAATAGATTTCCCAAGATTTTCTGAGATATTCTTAAATCAAAGATTATTTCCACACCACAAAGATTGGATTGACTTACTAGAGGATAGAGAGCCTTCATGGCTACACCCTAGTATGGTTTACGAAAAGGGTGACCCAGCCCGTCTATTGGTTAACGTGCCACCTGAGCACGCCAAGAGTACGGTAGTCACCGTAAACTACTCCACATACCGTATCGCTCTCAATCCTAATGTCCGCATTATTGTGGTTTCTAAAACGCTGGTCAAAGCACGTGAGTTCGTGTACGCTATCAAGCAGAGACTCTCCCATCCACGCTGGTTAAAGTTGCAAACAACTTTTGGCCCTGAAGGTGGTTGGAAAGAAGATTCAGACACTTGGCGAGTTGACACCGTTTACCTTGGGAGCGATGCCCGAAATTCTAGTGAGAAGGACCCCACCATCCAAGCACTTGGTATGGGTGGACAAATTTATGGAGCACGTGCTGACCTCATCATTCTTGATGACTGTATAACTACAGCCAACGCCCATGAATGGGAAAAGCAAATCAACTGGTTACAAAAAGAAGTTATTACCCGTCTGGGTAAGAACGGTAAGTTACTAATCGTAGGGACACGAATTGCAGCACAAGACTTCTACAAAGAACTCAGAGAAGCCAAGCATTGGTCTGGTGGTAAAAGCCCTTTTACTTATATGGGCATGCCTGCTGTTCTGGAGTATTCGGAAAAGCCTGAAGACTGGAAAACACTCTGGCCTAAATCGGACCTTCCATGGGATGGGGATTCTGAAGTTCCTGACGAAGAAGGACTCTTCCCGAAATGGGATGGCTTAGCATTAAAGAGAAGACGTAGTGAGGTAACACCATCAACATGGGCCTTGGTATATCAGCAGGAGGATGTCGAAGAAGATTCCATCTTCCCACCCGCTTTGGTGCAAGGCAGTACTAACGGTCAAAGAAGAAAAGGTCCATTGCGCCAAGGCGGAGTGGGACATCCGACTGCGGTAGAGGGTTACACAATTATTGGATTTGACCCTGCCATGGGAGATAAGGCTCATGCAGCCTTCGTAGTAATTACTTATAACAGAATAGATTCTAGGATATATGTTCTAGATTGTATTAACATGGGTGAACCGAACCCCCAGAAGATTAGAAGTACGATAGAAGAACTTGTACTCAAATACAAGCCACAAGAATTTAGAGTAGAAATCAACGCCCACCAGAAAGCATACTCATTAGATGATGACTTGCGGCAATGGCTTGGTATGTATGGTGTAAGACTTGAATCTCATGTTACTAACAAAAATAAGTGGGACGCAGCATTCGGTGTAGCATCTATGTCTACCCTATTTGGAACCATGCGAGAAGAGAAGTTCCAAAAGAATAATATGATTGAACTACCATCTACTACTGATTCAGAAGGACTTAAGTCACTTACTCAGCAGTTGATAACTTGGAAACCTAACACTAGAGGTAAGACTGACTGTGTTATGGCTCTTTGGTTTGCTGTGCTTAGAGCACGGGAGTTTATGCAACAAACAAATCATTTGCAAAAGTTTTCATCTAACAGATGGACAACTAGAGCACAATCAGCACAAAGATACACAATCAACCTAGACGAAGCCTTTTCAGAACAATGGGCCGAAACATACGGATAAGGATTTAAATGTTATCGATAAATCAAATATCTGCGAGAGTAGAGTCTTTACGTTCTCGTTCGACAGAGCGAGATAGAAGGCAACTAGATGTACTTGCCGTACGTAAAGGACAGATATCACAGGTATACCCTGAGTTCTTTCCAGAGGGTGTAGACGCTAACGTAGTAGCAAACTTTATTGACATTGTTGCCCGTGACCTATCAGAGGTAATGGCTCCACTGCCAGCAGTTAATTGTTCTGCAGCCAATCAGGTATCAGATAGAGCAAGAGTCTTTGCTGATAAGCGAACACGTATTGCAACAAATTATTTTAGTAATTCAGATTTACAAGTACAGATGTATCAAGGTGCAGACCAATACATCACATTTGGTTTCGTCCCATTCATTGTTGAATTAGACGAAGAAGCAGGGCTACCACGTATCCGAATAGAAAGTCCGATTGGGGCTTACCCAGAGTTTGACCGCTACGGACGTTGTATTGCCTTCGCAAAGAAATACTCACTTACACTTGCGGAACTGGTTGCACAGTATCCTGAGTTTGAGATTCAACTATTAGGCGCTGACCGTTATGAGCAGAACCTAGATGCACGTATTGACCTTATTCGTTATTACGATAAAGACCAATCAACCATCTTTATTCCATCACGGAATAATTTAGTTTTATCTCAAGTTAAAAACCCACTTGGTAAAATGCAAGTTGTGGTGGCAAAGCGTCCATCACTAGACGGTGAGATGCGTGGTCAATTTGATGACGTACTAGGTATCCAACTACTTCGTAATAGGTTCGCATTACTTGCGATGGAAGCAGCGGAGAAATCAGTACAGGCACCAATTGTTGTACCAGGCGATGTTCAAGAACTACAGTTGGGTGGAGATGCAATTATCCGCACCAACTCACCAGCAGGTGTGCGCCGTGTAGATTTAAATATTCCACCAGGGGCATTCACTGAGCAACAAGTATTACTTAATGAGTTGCGTACTGGTACACGTTATCCAGAGTCAAGAACTGGAAACATTGATGCATCAATAGTCACGGGACAAGGCGTTCAAGCGCTTATGGGTGGCTTTGATACACAGGTTAAATCAGCCCAAGCAATCTTTGCTTCTGCTCTTAAAGATGTTATCTCTATCTGTTTTGAGATGGATGAGAAACTATTTAACTTTGTTAAAACAATTCGTGGTGTTGATGCTGGTTCTCCTTACTCACTTGAGTACACACCATCAAAAGATATTAAGAGTGATTACACAGCCGATGTTCGCTATGGCATGCTTGCTGGTCTTAATCCAGCACAGGGACTTATCTTCATGCTACAAGCACTTGGCGGTAAATTAATTTCTAAAGACATGGCTATGCGTGAACTACCATTTGGTATTAACGTAACCCAAGAACAAGAAAAGATTGAAGTGGAAGAAATGCGTAATGCTTTAGTGGGTTCACTACAGGCATACACACAAGCAATTCCACAACTAGCAGCAGCAGGTGGGGATGCATCTGATATCGTGAAAAAAATCGCACAAGTAATTAAAGCCCGTCAAAAGGGAATATCAATTGAAGATGCGATTGAAGATATCTTTACCCCAGAATTGCCTCCTGCTGGTACCGAACAAATGGTTGAGCAAACGTCCCCTGCTCCCGCAGGTCCAGTAGGAGGTCTACCTTCACAAGCGCCACAAGGTGGTGGATTACAAAGTCTTTTATCTAGTCTAAGTGCAGGCGGTAGAGCAAGTGCTAGTGCTAGGACAGTAGTAAGAAGATAACTAAGGTGGGGGACAATGACAGCAATAGTTGGAATACAAGGTAAAGGCTGGGCTGTTCTAGGCGCAGATACTTTAACTACGTATACAGACAGACCTTATGTTGCTAAGGGATGCGACAAGATAGTTAAGATTGGTGAGTATCTAATTGCAGTTGCAGGTGATGCAATTGTAGGAGATATTCTTAATAACCTATGGCAACCACCTAAAGTAATTAAGACCCAAGACCCAGATAGATTTATGATGATTAGGGTATTACCATCTATAAAGCAAACAATAATAGATGGTGGATATGACCCAACACCTAAAACAAAGAACGATGATGATTCTGGTTGGGATGCATTAGTTTGTTTTAATGGAAGGATATATCAAGTTAGTGATGACTATGGATATATGCGAGATGACAAAGGTTTATACGCAATAGGTTCTGGTGGAACCTTAGCACTTGGTGCATTAGCAGTAATGGAGTTAGAAACTAAAACCCATGCTAAAGCATCAGGGGCAGCAAAGAAAGCAATCAATATAGCAATTCAATACAATGTGTGGTGCGGTGGTACTGCAAATGTTAAAACACAATTTACTAAGTAGGAGATATTATGTCAATGATGGAGCAAGGTGGATATAGAAAACCGAGTAACCCAGCCCCAGTATCAGGCCCTGGCGCTCTTAGTCAACGCACTGATGGGGGAGCAACACAAGGTGCAACCTACATGGCAGGACTACCATACGGACAAGGACAACAGAATTACGATA